CATTATCAGATTCAGTGTTGGTCTGGGCGGCGGCTTTCTCTCGGGCTTGGTGAGATTCGGTGTTCGTCACTGCAGTAGCTTTTTCGCGGGATTGATGGGATTCAGTATTAGTGGCTCTTGCAGCTTTATCTCGGGATTGATGGGATTCGGCATTGTAAGACTTTAACGTTCTTGACTCAGATTTGGATTCTCCATTGGCATTTTTACGGGACTTCTTCTGTGTTGGTTTGGTTAACCAAGTCCAGAGTGCAGTCATACCAATGGAAATTCCAACCAGAGCAACGGCTCGGATTGAAGTAAAAATCAACTCGGTCTTTATCCATGATGCCCACAATGAGGCTTTGCTGTAAAATTGCGAAACCATATCGTGGGATTTAATCATGAATGAGTAGATAGAGTTGATATACTTTGGTCCGTCAAAGTGTTCGGGGCATACCTCTATCCCTAACTTCTTTAGGGAATCTCCTTGCAGGCAATAGTCCATCACCTGATTGAACACCATAAGAGATGAGTCTGGGAGTATTTTGAATTGGTAACAACGTTCGATTGTGTCAGCTCCAGAATAAACAGCATGAATGTTGATTGCTGTTGCATAAGCATTCGCGAAGCGTTCAAGTTCCTTCTCAGGAACAATCACGCACGTTTGCATAAGCAGTGGAGCGTAATTAGTGGGGGTCGGGGAAATTGGCAAGTCATTGAAGTTTTTCAGGAATTCTTTGTCTACATAGTCGGGGTTTTGAGTGACCAATGCAGACAAATCAATATGAGTTTTTCCTGAAATTCGTTCAATTATCGTAGGTTTGAAAGTGCTGTCGTGAGGCAACATCTCATTCAAACTCACAATTCCTGGGTGGTCATGGATAGATTCGAAATGGCGGTGTCCCTTATTATTACGATAAGGATCTCCACCACCTCCTCCACTTCCAAAGATGTAATCACACCATGCGTCAGTCTTCGACAGCATTTCTGCTTTCGAAGATGCATAGATAGTGGTGGTCGCGGTCTTCTCCTTCGAACATGCTTTCTTTAGCTTGGGCTTCTCTCTTTCGTCTTTGAGTTTCTGCATGTGGCGTTGGATTGTGGCGGGGTCTTGAGTCATCTCGTCCATCATCTGGTGGTTATCAGGGAGGTCTTCATCGTCACTCGTCTGGCAAGAAGAACACCCATCACAACTGCAAATACTTGAATCCTCAGATTCATAAAGCAGTTTGTGATAGGCACTCTTCCCTCCATCTCGATACTCGGCATTGGATTCGTTATCGCATTCTTGTTCAACAAAGGCTTTGGATTGACCAAGTCTGTTGTATAAACAGCTCCAATCAAATTCCTCGTCATTTGTCAAGGCGGGTTCATCATATGTTCTGGGGTACGGTACGTACTGTTCCACAACATCTTCGGGACGGTCGGGGGTCGTTGGGGGTTTCTTGTGGAATGGATGTTCCACAATGTCTTTGGGTCGGTTGAGGGGTTTTGGGATTTCAGCGATTGGCACTTCTGGGAGTTCTTCTACTGCATCTTCAAATGTCATGTTCTCACACCACTCATGGTTGGTACAACCAGGAGCGCATGATTGTTTCTTAGCGTATTTTTCAACACACTTACGGAACATGGCATTTGTAGCGTTCAATCGACGGGAACCTCGGTGTTGTGATAAGGTAACGTGATTGATACACTCTTCAGCAACTTGGTCAAAAGTCATTCCTGACCTTACAACAAGAGGGTTGGGAGTCTTGTTGGTTCCATCTTCTTTATCGAACAACCAAACCTTACTGTAAGCAGTAGGGTCATTCTGTACGACGGCTTCGACTTTCTCCACATCCAACGTTTCAACTTGTCTGTTGTTAATTAAAACGCGCTTCATGAATTCGGGGGCGGGGTATTGGCGGTATTTCAATGCAATTCGACGTGCAACGGCTTCTGGATTCGTAAGGGAATCCCATTTGAAATTAGATTGATTAGATGTAAGGATTACCCATTTGGCAGAAAAGAAAGTATTACCCTTCTCAGCCAAATTAGGCATATCCAGCTTCCAAACGGCTCCATTTGACATTCGAATGATTTCAAGAGGTTCGGGGTTGGGGTTGTTGACAGAATCGTGTCGGCTTCCATAGTCGTCAATTACGACTCCTTGGACTTGGGATATATAACCATCGAATCGTTCTTGCGAACTATCTCGATAGTATATAAGCCTGTGAAAATCTTCTTCTTTAGTAAATCCTTGAGATGCTAACAAATGAGCATTTAACATTGAAGTTAACTCAGATTTACCTACACCTGTTTCACCATAGAAGTGGATGATTTGAGCAGGAATGCGCGGGGCGTGCATTCCCCCTCCTCCTGAGGCAACAAGTGATCGCACACGATCTAAGTAGATGTAATGGGCCTTAAATCGTGTGGTTTTGATGGGGGGAATCTTCAACTTCTCTATCTCTTTCAAGATAGAATCTCCTTGAGCGATGAGGGAATCAACATGGTTCTTCAGTGTCAAGTTGGATGGGATGTCTTTCTCGAGATCGGTCGTTCTCAGCTTCTCAACTTCTTCGCAAAATGTTTCGTATTTAGCCCACTCATTTAGTTGAGCGGGTTTATATCCAAACCATTCTACTCTGAAGTAATCAAGTATGTCATTTACTCTTCCGGAAAAAAATTCCTTCATGAGAGCAATTGAAGACATACAAGCTCCTACTCGAGATAGTCGATTGAAAAGATCATTGGTCGTTTTACCTCCTGGTAACTTTCCTAAACCGATAGCAGCTAACACCACACATACGGAAGCAATAATGCCTCCAATAATAGTGGTATCTTCTCCTGTCTGTTTGTTGTCCTCTTCTACTGGGACAAATCCTCCTACCATGGTCATGAGTTCATTTACCATCACAACTTCTTCGAAGAAATGTCTTTGGTTCCAAATAAAGGATGTCAAGGCAGTGACAATAACACTTCGCTTCCACTCTGCAAGATAACAGAGCGATAAAAACAAAATGAAATCAATCAGAATACCTTTCCATCCGATGTTTCGAACTTGGGACAAAGCACTAGCAATTGGGTCTAAAATTAAACCAAATCTGTGCTCTACTTCGAAGGGCTTGGCAGCGAGGTTCTTCACTGAATTGGTAGCGTCTTTGATTTCGTTCAGGGCGGTCGTCAATATGGGTGTCAGAACACTCAGGTCGGGCATGTGATGGTTGAGATTTGTTGGAATAGAGGGGAATTGAATACCCCGAATCGCAGCTGTAAGAGCTTCGATTCCTGGTATGCTAATTGTAGCTCCAATTTGAGCATTATCTGCAGAATGCAGATTTTGCTCCAAAAGGATAGCAATCAACTTGGACCAATCTTCTTCAGTCCATTTCTCCTCCATGTCCATCTTCTCAAACATCTCTTCTACAAATCGTTCTCTCTTCTCCTTCAACTTTTCAGTTTGGGTTTGGCGTTCGGGTTTTGATTGGGCGTTATCTTTCAAGCCAACACATCGACAGTGGTGTCGAATAACGTGTTGCTCACAAGCAGTGTGGGTTGTAAACCAACACTCTTGATTCTTCTCAAAGCAAGCAATACAAACTGCTCGTTTTTTCTTATATGAAATAAGAACAAAACAGTTGTGTCCACTTTCCTTGTTGGCTTGACAGTTGTCGGATTTGTGTTTTCGTTGAGTTTTTCGGTCGAGGGTCGCGCTCTTGGATTGTCTTTTGGCTTCTCTTTCTTCATGTTTGGTAACATGCTTCAGACTTGAATCGTTCCACCAGAACTTAGAATCAGAATAAGAATGTCCATGTGATTGGACCAACTTATCTGCTTCTAACTTCCTTTGGCGGCGCAAAAATCGTTGATAATTTGCTTTCTCCAAACATAATAAATGTTTGGTGAAAGAGTCATCGGGTTGATTGTTACGCAGTGTAGAGAGTTCAGATCCGGATTGGGTTTGAGTTTGGTTAGCAGTATTACGACATTGTACTTGGTTGTTTGACTTAAACATTTTGGTTTTGGTTGCAGACTCAGCCTTCTGCACGCTGTGACAATTGGATGCAAGCACCGGGGATTGTAGTCGTGTAGAATATTTTTCTCAACTGTAAAACTAGGCTCGACGATAGATTGAAATAAATTAGCTAAATATCTCTAAAGAAAGATTGCATGTGATATCTGCACTTGCGAAATAATTAAATTTCAGACAGATTCTTATACACATACAAAGTCAATAAAAATAGATAACGTCTTAAATTTCGCTCTGAAATCAAACACATTAACAGGCTCCTGCTAAAAAGGTGTTAATGTTCGACTAAGAGTTCGGAATGGTACCAGGGCAAGGGGTAAGGGTCGGACCTTACCAAGTAACACTTTCTCAAAGGCTTCATGATTGTCTACTAGTTCAACAGGGAATAGGTGAGAGAAAACATCTTCTAAACTTTAGTAAAATGGGGAAATGATCCTATAAGCACTTTTAGCGGAATCATTTCTCCATAATCTGAAAGAAATAAAAGAATTAATCAGTAATCAGTAAATGGGTTGTTTGAGGTGGGGTGGGGTTGGGTATGAATAAATGATATCGTTGGTCTAGACCCGCTAGGTATCTAAGATACAGAGTTGTCAATTATTCATCTTCTTTCTCATAATAACAAAGATTATTAGTCAATGTCATTGTGTAAAGGCGGCAATATCGTGAAATACGAGATCTAACTTTCTAAGTAACCGGTTAAGGGATAGCAAATCGTAATCAGAGTTGTTGTCGGAGTATTACTCTAACGGCTTGTTTAGCCACGCGCGCTTACGTGATTGAAAAGAGGTCCGGGGGAGGTTAATCCCCC